CTGAACTTGTCACAAAGTATCGACATATGGCAATGCAGCCTGAGATTGCACAGGCGATTGACGAAGTTATCAACGAAGCAATTTCGGTAGATAGTTACGATCAAGTTGTCGAAATCATCTTGGATGAAATCGATTTGCCAGACAAAATCAAAGAAGCTGTGCAAGAAGAATTTGAAAACGTGTTAAGTCTTATGGACTTTACTAATACCGCATATGATTTATTCAGTAGGTTCTACGTAGATGGAAGACTTAATTTTCACATTATCATTGATGAAGAAGATCTTAAAAGAGGAGTTGTGGAACTCCGATACGTTGACCCAAGAAAAATCAAACTCATTCGTGAGATTGACAAGAAGGCAAGAGATGGCGCCTCAGGCATCCCTACCAAGAAAGTAAAGAACGAATACTACATTTATTCGGACACAGGTTTTGGAAACAGTTCAACCAATATGGGTGGACGTGATAACACACACAGAATATCAAAAGACTCAGTAGCTCGTGTGACATCTGGTTTGATGAATGAAAGTAACTCTTTGGTTCTTGGTCAATTGCACCCAGCAATCAAACCTCTCAACCAGTTAAGAATGTTGGAAGACGCAACTGTCATCTATACGTTGACTCGTGCACCAGAGAGACGAATCTTTTATATCGACGTTGGTAACCTTCCAAAGGCGAAGGCAGAACAATACCTACGTGATATGATGGTACGTCATAAGAACAAACTGCAGTATAACTCTGCAACTGGTGAAATCACTGATGCCCGTAAGATGATGACAATGACAGAAGACTTCTGGTTCCCTCGTCGTGGTGGTGAGAGATCTACAGAGGTTGATACTCTTGCAGGCGGTGGTGCACAGGCACTTTCAACTGACGAGAACCTACAGTATTTCCAACGTAAATTATACAAATCACTTAAGGTTCCAATTTCGAGACTTGAACCAGAAACTATGGCGACATTTGGTCGTGTATCTGAGATCACTCGTGATGAACTTAAGTTTGGTAAATTTATTCGTCGTGTTCGTGCTCGTTTCTCTGGAATATTCAATATCATCCTAGAGAAACAATTGATTCTTAAGGGTGTAATGGGCCCAGAAGAATTTGAAGAAATCAAAAACCAAATTCGTTATGATTTCATAAAGGACAACTACTTCGAAGAACTCAAACAGTCTGAGATTATTCGTGAACGTATGACAACTCTAAGAGATGTTGAAGAACATGTTGGTGTTTACTATTCACGTAATTGGGTAGTCAAGAATATCTTGATGATGTCTGAAGAAGAATTCGGTTCAGCCGAAGATGAATTTGACGTTTAATAAATAAAACTAATAGATTAAGAGATATAGGAACAGAACAATGAAATCCTTTAAAGACATATTCACGGTTAAAGAGGTTGCACAACCTAACAACCCAGAGGAACAAAAGTTCAAAGATCAGCACAAGATTCAAGTCTTTGATCATCCTGTGGCCGAACCTAGTCAGTTCACTGGAGAGATTCAGGGCAAAGGTCGTGCATTGAAACGTCTTTCTGATTATGTTGCAGGCGAAGATGAAAAGGCCTATGACCAAGCATACGAAGAAAGTGCGGATGGAGAAGACGACGATGAGGAGTCTGAGAGTCTACAGGAAAAAGCTGTATCTAAGTCACAACAGAAGTTGATGGCGATGGCTCTTGCCTTTAAACGTGGTGAGATGGAAGACGACGAAGCATCTGATGAGGTCAAAGAACTTGCGAAGTCTATGTCTGAAAAAGACTTAGAGGATTTTGCAAAGACCAAACATAAAGGGATGCCAGATAAAGTCGCAGAGGCAATTGATGCGTTGGTTATGGAAAATCCACAACAGGAAATTCCAATGATGCGTCAACAGTTGGCATTCATCGTATACGCTGCGAGAGAAATCGATGACTATCTGATGGAAGTATCGGATCCAGAAGAATGGTATCAAAACAAACTTGCATATGCTTTTGCACAGATGAAAAGTCTACATGCATATGCAGAAGGTGAAATGTCTATGATGGATCGTCCATCAGACGAAGACCAGTACAATGCATCTTATGGTGGTTACTATGAGTCAATCCAAGAAGCATTTAAACAGGGTAAGATGAAACTGAAAGACGGTAAGACTGTTAATCTATCTAAAGACGATGCAGCTGCATTGGAAAGTATGATGAAATCAGTCGGTGCTAAAAACCGTAAACAGATGGAAGCGGATCTGATGAAGAACGCAAAGACGTTCGCAGAGATGTTGAAGTTTGCGAAGGAAGCATCATAAATGGCATACGTTGTAGTCCCAGGCAGTAACAGTATTTGGGAATACGACAACGCTGCACTTGCGAGTGACAGTGACACATATGATGATATGAACGGAACAGTGTCGGGTGGAGTTAGATCTTTCACCCCACCAAATGGTGGTAATACACAAGAAACCTACATTAGATGTAGGAAGGTGGGTGAGACAACCGTTCGTGGAGAATTGAATAAGAATTACTACGATGCACGTGTTTAGTGGCATATAAGTCGTAAAATTTATAAATAAAAGAAATTAATTCGTTGAGAGGAATAGAGACATGAAGCTCATTTCAGAAGTTACAGAGGACATGAATGTTCTCACAGAACTAGATGAAGCGACTAATAAAAAGAACTTCTTTATTGAGGGTATCTTCATGCAAGGTAACCTCAAGAATCGTAATGGTCGTATCTATCCTAGTGAGGTTCTAGAGAATGAAATGAACCGTTATCAAAAAGACTTCATTGACACGAAGCGTGCCCTTGGTGAGTTAGGTCACCCAGACGGCCCTCAAATCAATGGAGATAGAGTTTCTCACCTGATCACACAGATGAATAGGGAAGGAAATGATTTCTACGGAAAGGCCAAGATTCTTGGTACTCCTATGGGAGAAATCGTAAAGACGTTTATCGACGAAGGTGTTCGTTGTGGAGTATCCACACGTGGACTAGGATCTGTTAAACAGAAGAATGGCGTAATGGAAGTCCAACCAGACTTTCATCTTGCAACAGTAGATATCGTTACAGACCCATCAGCGCCTAATGCGTTTGTAAATGGTATTATGGAAAATACAGAATTCTACTATGATGTTGCGTCTAGCAACTGGATTGCAACCCAACCAGTTGAGGAAGTAATTGAAGAAATTCAAGAAACTGTTGAAAAGACATACAGGACGGTAACGAAGCGTATCGACGAGTCAACAGCGGCAAGGATGTTTGAAACATTTATTCGTTCGTTAAGAAACTGAATTTTTATAAATACTTTTTGTAATAAATAAATCAAATCAGATTTAAGGAGAAAAACAATGGCAGATGAAAAGAAAATTGTCTCTGACGATGGTGTTTCAACAGCTGCAGGCGCAGTTACACCTGAAGGCGGTTCAGACAAAAAAAGAAAAGCTGATTCTGCAAAAGGCGATAAAGCACCTAAAACTTTGAAAGCAGGATACAAAGAAGACGCTGATGTATCTGAAAATGAAGAAGTAGTTGCTGAGTCACCAGAGTCAGAAGAAGTAATCGAAGAGATCGTTGTAGAAGAGTCAATTGCTGACATCTTCGAAGGCATGGATCTCTCAGAAGAATTCAGAAACAAGGTAACAGTTGTTTTTGAGGCTGCAGTTAACGAAAGTGTTTCGCAGAAAGTTCAGAAGATTGAAGAAGAACTTAACGAGAGACTAGAGTCAGAGTTGGCTGAAGCAGTGGAATCTAAAGTTGGCGACATGGTCGAAAACTTGGATGCATATCTTGACTATGTGGTTTCAGAATGGATGGAGGAAAATGAAGTTGCTATCGAAGCTGGAATTAAAGTAGAGATGGCAGAGTCTTTGATGGACGGTTTGAAAGATTTGTTCTCAGAACACAACATCAAAGTAGACGAAGAAACATATGATATCGTTTCAGAACTCGAAGAAGAAATGAAAGATCTTGAAGAGAAGTCAAACAAAGTTGTAGACGAAAATATCCGTCTTACAAAAGAAGTTTCTGATCTTCATGCTGGAGTTGTTTTCGAGGAAATGACGAGTGAGCTCAATATGTCTCAGCGTGAAAGACTGAAAGTTCTTTCTGAGAATTTAGATGCAAATGATCTAGATGCTTATAAAGAGAATCTTTCTACTATTAAAGAGTCATTCTTCAAGGAAACGAATGTTTCTCCGAAAGACGATGTTGTTGACGAAGAAGACG